AGCGCGAAGCGCACCAGCGGTACCGATGCCCCGGAGGTATGCGTCCAGGTTTCATCAAGCAGGCGAGCCAACTGATTCCAGACCTCGGGTCGCGCGGTGTCGCCCATCAGCACCCGGTGCTCGACAAGCCACGAAGCCTTGCCACGCCCGAACGCCCAGATGGAGACTTCGATACGATCTTTCTGCACGTCGCCGCCACCCGTCAGGAGCAATCCACCTTCCTGAATGGCACCCATCCGGTAGTCTTCGCGGCGTTCCAGCAGGCGCTGCCAGTCGGGGGCTTCGCCTTCCTCGACCCACGTTTCACCGAGTTCAGTGTTCTTGAAGGTCTTGATGGCGGCAGCCGAGCCGGCTTCCTTGCTGATGGCACTCTCCCATGCGGCGGCGATTTCCCGCCAGTTACGCCAACCAATCGGGCTGTACAGGCTCGACAAATGGAAGCCGGCGGTCTTGCTCGGTACGTCAGCCATCGCTCGCCATTCGCCGTGTTCCAGCATCCACGTCTTGTGATGCTCAGGAATCGGTACCTCACAGGACTCGCAGACGTAGGCGGCCGTGTCGGGCCGATTACCGTTTTCATCACGCTCCCAGCGCAATTGCTCGAAGCGCAACCATTGCCGGTGACCACAATGCGGGCACGGCACGAAGTAGCGACGTTGGTCACTGGCTTCGTATTCACGCTCGATAGTGCTGACGCCAGCAATCGTTGGCGTCGATACGATGAAAATTTTCCGGCGTGCAAACGTGCGGGTGCGGGCCTCGGCCAAGGCCACCGCGCTTCCCTCACCATCAACGTCGATCGGATACCCATCGACCTCGTCGAGGAAGAGATAACGCACCGGCATCGAGCGCAGGCCCACGGCACTATTGGCCCCGGTCATCACAAGGACGCCGCCGCGAAACTCTTTCGCCAGAATCGTATTGCCTGAGTCGCGGCTGCGTGCCGGCGCAATCAGTTCCTTGAGGATGGCAGACTCCTCGATCAACGGATCGATCCGCTGCTTCGAGTTCCGTTTGGCCATCTCCACTGTAGGCCACACCGCCATCATCGGGCCGGGCGCATGGTGAATGACGTAGCCGATCCAGTTGCTGCCCATCTCGGTCGCGCCCAACTGCGCTGCCTTCATGAACACCACCCGCTCCACGGGTGAGGTGGGCGACAGACAATCCATGATGGCCTTGAGATACGGCGTGCGGCTGGTGCGCCAACGCCCCGGTTCACTGGATGCCTTGGAGGACAGCATCCGATGCCGATCCGACCACTCCGAGACCGAGAGCAGTGGATCCGGAATCAACCCTTCGCGCCAGGCTCGTTCGATGTCGAGTTCGCCGTCGTAGTCCGTGTCCATCAATCCACCCGGGCGCGCAGCTCGCCCAACTCCATCAAGTGCTCACGCACAGCCGCCTCGATCGCAACGTGCAAGGCATGGGCATCCACTTCAAGTTTTGCGGCCATCTGCGCCGAGATGCGTGCAGGCCAGTTGAGCCAGGCATCGCGTTCGGTGCGTGCTAGTCGAAACACATGGGCGATGGCCTGCGAGCGATCGACCAGATCACCTTTGAGCCGCGCCAGGCGCACCTTGTTGGTCTGTGCCTTGACGACCTCGTTGACCGTGCGCGCCTGAAGAAGCGAGGTGCCTCCGGTAGAGAGTGTCGGCGTAGGCGATTCGGCCGCCGGTTCCTGAGCGACGGCACGCTGTGCTTTCGGTACGGCCGCGACTTTTGGCGCAGGCGATGGCTTGCGCGGTGACGCAGTGTTCTGTTCCCACTGCCGATCGGCTTGCTCAGGATCAATCGTGCCATCCGCCCCCTGAGTAATTCGACCCGTGTCGATGGCCTTCTTGACGGCAACGTGAGAGACGCCGCGATGCCTGGCGTAGGCGCGAATCGACAGACCCATGATTTACATCAAGCCGGGCGCAGATGTTCTCCAACAGATGCGATTCCCCGCTTGGCTTTCCTCCTTAACAGCGCGTTCATGCAATCACCATCACCCACGTCGCAAGGAGACACACATGAACGCCAACCCCATCGACACCCTGGGCAAGAAACTCGGCGATACCGCCTTGACCCTGCTCATCCGCTTGTACCCAGACGTCCGCATTGCCACTACCGAGCAACTCGACGCTGCTTGCGCCGCGATGCGGGTCAAGTCTCGGTCGGTTATCGATGAACTGCTTAACGATGCGCGGGACGCACCGGGGGTAGCGCACATCGCGTTCCAAACCGCTGCCTTGACCCTCGCGCACGAAGGGATCCGAGTGCTACAGGACGCCCGCAACTGAATCGTCGAAGCCAAGCAGAAATAGCTTGGCTTCACTCTCGAACAGCGCGTTCATACGATCGTCATCAACACACCAACAGGAGCAAATCATGACCACCAAGCAAACCATCGAAGCCAAAGTCATCGACACCAACCATCACCTGCGCGGCTGGATGGACATCCAAGTCGAGTTTCACGAGGACAAACCGGTCGAGGTCGTCCATGACGCCAAGACCTACACCTTCACCGGCAAGGACGGTGTCTGGATGTCCACCGGACGCGAGACGCGTGAGATGGCCACCCCCGACGATGCCCGCCTCTGGATCACGCTCGACGGGCGCACCGTCCTCGAAGACTGAACCTCAACCCACTCACATGGAGATCAACATGACCACCACGATCAAACTCACCGACACCCAACACCAAGTCCTGACCCACGCAGCCGATCAACCCGATGGCCGCATCATTTGGTTCCCCGATGGGGTCAAAGGCGGTGCCCGCCAGAAAGTCATTGTCGGGCTGTTTAACAAGGCCCTCATCACCAGCAACAGTGGCCAGGACTGGTTCGTCGCCGCCGAGGGCTACGACGCCCTTGGGCGCGCACGACCCACGCCGGCCAGCACTCATCCCGACCCCGAGATCGAGGCCGCCGTGTCGGCGGCAGAGGCCAACTGGACGCAAGAAAAACAGGAGGCGGCCAAGCGACTGATCAAGGTCGGCGTCGAAGGCAAACCCCGCACCCGCGACAACAGCAAGCAGGCCACCGTGATTCAAATGCTGCAACGTCCCGAGGGCGCGACGATCCAGCAGATCATGGACGCCACCGGCTGGCAGGCGCACACGGTGCGCGGCACCTTTGCCGGCGCATTCAAAAAGAAACTGGGCCTCAACCTGGCGTCGGAAAAGGTTGAGGGCAACGACCGCGTTTATCGGATTGCCTGAATGGGAGCGGCTGCCATGTTGAAACTCATCACCATTCTGGAAAACCTCAAGCTCCAGCCGCGCCAACTCACCGAGGAAGAAAACCTCTACCTCAACCAAGTTGGCGACGAGTTGCGCCGGGCGGAAAGCGACGGGGCCCGCTGGCGCATCCTTGAGCGCGAGGGACTGAGTCGTCTCGATGGCTTCCACTTCACCGAGGACGTCATCGCCAAACTCACCGAAGTACGTCGCGCCGCAATGAACTAAAGAGCTTGGCTTTCTGATTGAACAGCGCGTTCATACGCACATCGCATCAATCAACCCGACGGAGATCATCATGCAAACCAACGACGCCATCCAGCAGCACGCCAATTACGACACCGACGATTACGCCTACCTCGCCGCCAAGGGCTGGACGGATGCAGAGATCGCCGCGCGGTGGGACGCAGAAGCCAAGAGCGGCAAAGGTCCGTGCCGGTGGCAGACCGACTCGGCGCGCAGCAAACTGGCTGCTGTTACGGGTCGCCGCTAGGGCACAATCAAGCCAAGCAAAATGATCGAAAATAGTTCAATCTTCTGCTTGGCTTCGCAATCAAACAGCGCGTTACTACGGGTGTCGCAACACTCAACCCGAAGGAGATGATGATGACCACCAACCCCCTGATCCCTGCCACCCAGAACGAAGACTGGGGCTTTTTTGGCACCCTCAACGAGAACGCCCAAGCCGCCTGGCCGATCGCAATGACCGCGATCTCAGACGCCACCAGCCAGCCCTTCGAATCGGTCAGGCTTTTCCTCGACAGCCGCTACGGACGCCATTTTGCGGATGACGTCCTGAACGAAATGATCCAGGGCCAGACGATCCAACAGGCAATCGATACAGCAACCACCCGCTGGATGGGTTGGACGATTGGCCTACCGACCAGTAAGCAGTACGGCATCCCTCGCGGCTTGCCCTATCTGACGGGCTTTGTGATCCACTGCGAAGTGACCGACGAAGCTTTTGCTGCCTGAGGAGAAAGACATGGCCGCCGCCAGCACGACGAACATCGAAGCCAACTACGACAAATTCATTGCCGGACTGACCGCGCTTACCCGTGAGTACGGGGTAGCGATCAAATCAGTCGGCGGCGTCATTCTCGCCGACGAGTCCAGCGAGTTCAGAGACGTCACCTACGTCGCCGACATCAGCAGCGGCGACCTCTACCCGAGATTCCCCTGCGCCTGACGCCGCGTTAAACGCCACCCCGTCCGACTGGCGGGTGG